GAGCTACGCACCAAGGGCAACGGTAGTGGCACAACAACCGACACGAGCAGCCTTAGCGCGCGTATCGATGCAAGGGTAAAATATAGCGACACAGCGGCGATGTTGAGTCCTTACGCACGCACAACGGCTATCCCATCCATTGCAGGCAAAGTGAATTACACGGACACGGCAGCGATGTTGAGCCCTTATGCTACAGATGCGCAAGTGGCTTTAAAATTAAACATTACTGACACTGCAAACATTCGTTTAAGACCTATTGCGGGTGCAAATATGACGATTACAGGAACTTACCCAAACCTTACATTTAATGCAAGCGGTGGGGCAAGTGGCGTTACAAGCGTAGCAACTACAAATAGTACGGGCATAACGGGCGGTACAATTACTTCAACTGGCACTTTAGCTATTGACACGGCAAATATTATTTCAACAAAACTATACAGACAAAAAGGTGTTGATAGTTTAAGTTCTTTAATAGCATTAATCGGAGTCCTTAAAAGTAAAGACGTATGGGATTATTTAAAGTCCCGTAATGACTCAAAAGGAAACAAAGATTTAATTAAACTATACGAAACACAATTAAATGAATGTAAAGAGCGTTCCGATGAACTGACCAAAAAGAACGAAGTACTATCGGAAAGGTTACAAAAACACTTATTAAAATCTAAAGGAAATGGACTTAAGCAAAATAAAAGAGATTAACTCTAAATTAAGAAAAGCGCACTTTTTAAGTCAATGCGCTCATGAGTCAGGTAACTTTACTTTTTTAAGTGAGAATTTAAATTATTCAGCCGACGGACTTTTAAAGATATTCCCTAAGTACTTTGATAAAGCATTAGCGTTAAGCTACGCTCGTAACCCTCAAAAGATAGCTAATAGAGTATATGCTAATCGTATGGGTAACGGAGATGAATCGACTGGAGATGGATTTAAATTTAAAGGACGTGGGTATATTCAATTAACTGGTAAATCCAACTATGCCGAGTTTTCTAAATATATTGGCGAAGATTGTTTAACAAATCCCGATTTAGTTTCGGTTAAATATCCATTAGAGTCAGCAGCGTTCTTTTTTACAAAGAATAAACTATGGGCAATTTGTGATGAGGGGGATAGTGAGGATGTTATTAAAAAACTAACTAAACGAATCAACGGAGGTCTGCACGGAATAGATGACCGAATAAAAAAATTTAAAAGTTATTATATATGAAAAAATTTTTAGTATCTTTGTTCCTCGATGAAGTAGGGAATGTATCGAGCAAGAGAGTGTGTGGCGTTCTTTGTATAGTATCGTTATGCGTCACAATGTTTGCTAACCAGTTTACTCCCGAACACATAAAGCCTTCCGATACCTTAGTTGATACCGTTGGATTGTTAGCCTTTGGATGTTTAGGTTTAACAAGTGTAGATAAGTATACTAAAAAAGATTAGGTCATGCCCCGTAAGGCAGCCTCCCCCCAAGTAATGATGTGTGATGTGGGGGGTTCTTTTTTGGTTTCTAATCTTAAGAATGCAGGACTTAAGTAATGAAACCTTAAAGCCCCTTCGGGGGCATTATTTATGAAATACATAAGAGAAATAATAATATTGATACTTTTAATAGTTATATTCTTATTGGTCCGATGTCAGGACAAAACTATCGAGTATAAAAATATAGTAACACCAGTTGAAAAAACTATCTATAAAAAAGGTAAAAATATTCATCATGTAAAAGTTAAATCAATACATGATACTATCAAACTAACTAAATTAGATACCATTAGAATCGTTGAAGCCTACAATTCAATGAACGTATATAAAGATACTTTGAACTTTGATTCATTAGGGTACGTGAGCATAACGGATACCATTTATAAGAACGAATTATGGTCAAGGTCTGTAAAATCAAAGATTAACAAATTTGAAACTATTAAAATATTGAATCCTAATAAGTTTTTTATTGGGTTTGATTTGGGGATGAACTATATAGGCACCTCAGCAATTTTAACTTTGCCTAAGTATAGTATAAGAGCCGGAGTTGGTTACAACGGACATTTTAATTTTAATTTAGGTTTATACTATAAAATATGGTCGAAATAGTTAAAAAATATCTAAAACGGTTTCCTGATTTACCAAGTTTAACATTAGCTAAAAAGATTTATAAAGAGAATCCAGAGTTTTCAAGTTTAGATAATGTAAGGAAAGCAATACGTCGTTTGCGTGGTCAATCGGGAGAGGATTCAAGGAAACGTAAAGACAAAACCTTTTTTAAACCCGAAGGCTCACGCAATCCATTTAAGTTACCTGAGTCACACGCTGATATTTATGAAGCATTCAGTATTAACCAAAGTAAAATACTTATACTATCGGATTTACATTTCCCTTATCAACATAATGATGCAATTACCCTGGCTTTAGAGTATGGCCTACAAAAAGAAGTTAATTGTATATTAATCAATGGGGATTTAATTGATTTCGCTACCATATCACGACACGAAAAGAATTGGAGGGATAGAAGTGTATTTGAAGAGTTTGAGTCCGTTAAAACGTTTTTAAAAACGCTTAGAGATACATTCCCTGATGCTAAGATAGTTTATAAATTAGGTAATCACGATGAACGCTTTGAAAAGTACTTATTCTTAAAAGCTCCTGAAATTTTTGATTGCGTTGAGTTTAAATTAATACTTTTGAATTATGAAATATATATTAGGATTACTACTGGCATCGTGTACTCAGTTACCGATGAAACCACATCAAAGTGAGAACATCAAGGAAGTTGCTCACGGTGAAGGATTTGTTATCTATCAACTTACCTTAGATACAAATACTTATTTAATAGGTAAGTCAACAACTCAACTAACAATAAAATGAAAGGCAGAAAAACAAAGTACGACTTTAATTCTTTAAATGTCGGTGACCAATTAATGGTTAATGAAACTCAATTAAAAATGAGTGCAGCGGTGTGTATGTTCGTGAAACGTAAAGCACCTGAAAAAAAGTTTAAGACAGAAAAAATGGATATTGGTGTACGCATAACTCGTATAAAATGACACTCGATGAACAGAAAAAACACTTTGCTGAGTTCACTAAAAAAATGGCTGAAACGATGCTTAAGAAAGGTTTTGATTACGCTGGAGCTGACCGTCTTAGTAACTTTAAATTGGCTGGCGCAATTACTGGGACATCGGGACAATTAAACTGTTTAAACTTAATCGCAACGAAGGTAGCAAGGCTTGGAGTGTTATTGCATACTAACAAAGTAAACAACGAGTCAATATCGGATAGCATTCTCGACCTTGCTAACTACGCTGTACTATTAGACCAATTAGAGAGGGACAATTTGTCCCCATGTAAAAAAACAAACTATGAACGACAAATCAATAAAAATAGCGGAAAGGTTAAATGAACTTTCAGGCAAGGACTATAAAGAATCGGAACGCTTAATAATGGAGCATACTTACTTAATAGTTAACATAGCTAAGCGTAACGGATTCAGCTTAGGAAACTACCAAGGATTAAAAGAACAAAAGAAGGACTTATTAAGGCACATCGCTAAAATGGAGAATGACTTAATTTGTGGAACTTTAAGTGACTTTGAGTATAAAACTAAAATGGCTGATATGAAGTTACTTACACGGATGTTTCTTTATCCGGCTGAGTATCGAACTGGGCAGCGTACTCACTAAGTTTAGAATAAATCAAATCAGGCTTACCAATACCGTAGATAATTGTTCCGGATTGAAATACAATCTCTGAATAGTATTTACGGTTTTGTCTGCCCTTTGGAATAAAACACCTTGGATTGATTTGTACTATTGGGTCATGTCCGATATTACAATATGCTGTTCCAGTTTCAAATCCATCCTCGATACCTTCAGACCTTAATCGAATGGTGTCTATTTCTGACATCTCCTCGTTATCTAACCCACTTTGAATAGGGAATATAACATCTAACTTTAACCAATGTAAGTCCATTAATATACTTTACCGTTAATTATTTTAAGATTATGAATAATGAATTGACCTGTTTTTATTTCGTGTTCTACGTAACTGAAGCCTAAATTCCATTTATTAATAGGCATGTATAAAGGATTCATCCCACATAAACACCCTTGAGAATGTACCGAAATAACATCACCGTGCATGGTTGATTCTACGTGGTTAGAGGTTTTATGAAAGTGACCTATTAAGATATTAGATAATGTTTTAACAAAAGCACCACGAGCAGGATTGACTCCGCCAGAACCACCAACAAGTTCATGACCGTGAAGTACTGTTAATTTACCTATATGAATAGGTAGTTTGTCTTTAACAATCTCAATTCTTAATTCCCCTAATTTTAAAAGTATTTCCAATTTAAACTCAACGCAATCCATTTAAGTTACCTGAGTCACACGCTGATATTTATGAAGCATTCAGTATTAACCAAAGTAAAATACTTATATTATCGGATTTACATTTCCCTT